GAGGCGTTGATCGTCCTGTATCTTGCAGCCCAGCTGGCGCGCTCGATCGCGAAGGACGAGAAGCTCGGGCAGGAGCTGCACAACGAGGCGCTCGCCCGGCAGAACCTCGAGATCGCCCACAACCTCAACATGAACCAGCCGAAGTACGGCGAATTTATCAGCGAAGGAGAGCGAGCGCGCGCAGGATTGTACCCTGACGGTCTTGATCTAGGGCTTCCCTACTGATGCCTCGCCAGACGATTACCAACTTCTCCCGCGGCGAATTCGGGCCCCAGCTCTACGGCAGGGTCGACGTTCCGCAATACTCGGCCGGCGCCAAGCAAATTATCAACTGGATCATCCAGCGCTACGGAGGCGTTGCCTTCCGCCCGGGGTTCAGGTTCGTCGGCGAGGTTCGCGACACGACCAAGACCCATCGATACATCCCGTTCGTCTACAGCATCGAGCAGGCCTATGTGCTGGTTCTCGAAGATGAACGGTTAAACGTGCTCGCCAACGGCGGCATGGTCACCTACGATAATCTCAAAATTACAAACGTGACCCCCGGCATTACGACACTTCTCGAGATCGCTTTTCACGCTATCCCGGTGGGATCACGAATTTACATAGACGGGGTCGTAGGCATGGAAGAGCTGAATGGGCGCTTCGCTACGGTTGTAGGCGTGCCTGACGACAGCCATGTTGAAGTCAATATCGATAGTGGAGGCTACTCGGCGTTCATCAGCAGCGATGGCATTACACGCACAGGTCCGCCTGCAGCACCTCCAGCTCCAGAAGCACCGCCGCCAGCGCCACCGCCGAGCGAGCCGCCGCCAGCCACCGGAGGCCCGGGCTCCACGACCGAGCCGGGCGGTACGGGCGGATACCTGCCGCCGCCACGCTTGCCGCGTGGCTATAAAACGAGCTATCAATAATGGGCGCACGGATGATCTATCAGGCGGTATCGCCTTACCCGCACGATCAGCTTGCAGGGCTGGATCATGCCCAGACTGCAGACGTGCTGTACGCTGCGCATATCAACTACGCTGTGCGCAAGTTGACCCGCTATGGACACACCGACTGGCGCTGGGCCACGGTGACCTTCGGGCCGACGATCGCCACACCAGCAGCGCCGGGCGTAGCCGCAAGCTCCCCCAACATGACCGGCTATGTGGCGAAAAGCTACAGCTACAAGATCACCGCGGTGAAGGACAGCGCTCCAGTTCAGGAAAGCCGTGCGTCAGGCCTGACAACGGTCACCAACGATCTCGATCTATCCGGCAACTACAACACGATCACCGTACCTGCACCTTCCGGTGACGTCACCCGCCACATCATCTACAAGGAGCAGGGCGGCGCTTACGGCTACATTGGCGGCACGGACGGCACATCGTTCAAGGACCAGAACCTGCAGCCGATCCTATCTGACACGCCGCCTGTCGGCGAGAACCCGTTCAACGGCGACGGCAATTATCCCGGGGCGGTAACCTTCCATCAGCAGCGGCTGTTCTTTGGCGGCACTCGCAACGTCATCAATGGGCAATTCTTCACACGCTCGGCTGATCCGGAAAACATGGACCGGTCGCGCCCGGCGCGTGCCGATGACGCGGGCTCGTATGCAATCCTTGCCGAGAAGGTCAACGCGATCACGCACCTCGTCTCGGCCGAAGAGCTGCTGACCTTCACGACCGACAGTATTTGGCGCATTCAGGGCGACCAGAACGGGATCATCACGCCGGGCGATATCAATCCTAAGCGCACATCAGGTCGCGGTGCGCGCCGCGTGAAGCCACTACTCGTCGACAATATCGTCTTCTTCAGCCCGTCTCGTGGCAGCACGCTCAGGGCACTAGGCTTTTCCTTCGAGATCGAGGGGTACAAGAGCGACAATGTGGCTATCTTCGCGCCGCACCTGTTCAAGGAATTCACGCTCACCAAGATCGCTTATCAGGAAGAGCCTTTTTCATGCGTTTGGGGGCTGCGCTCGGATGGCGCGCTGCTGTGCTTCACTTGGGAAGCGGAACAGCAAGTCTGGGGCTGGAGCCGTATTGAAACAGACGGGACGTTCGAAGACATCGAAGTTATTCCAGAGCAAGGCTACGATCGCCTCTATGCGCTGATCCGGCGTACGATCGGCGGCGTCGATCGTGTGTTCCACGAGCGGCTGGCGCTGCCGCACATTGACATCGAAGAAGCTAATCATCTGGATTGCTCGCTGACGCAGGCATTCAATCCTCCGCGTAATATTATTCCCAACCTGTGGCATCTTGAAGGAAGCGTCGTCTCGGCGTCGTATGACGGCTACGTAGCTCACGATCTGCTAGTCGAAAATGGCCGCACCGCGCTCCCTAGCGGCTACGAGGCGACGTTGGTCACTGTCGGCTTGCGCTACTCGGGCTACGTCGAGACGCTCCCGGGCGCGCTCACCAAGGGCGATCAGAGCAATCACGTCAATACTCAGCAGATCGGCGATATCGTCATTCGCTGCATTGACACACGTGGGATCGAGGTAGGCGCCTCTGGAGCGCCGCTTGAGGCGATCGAGCCCAAGGACGGGACCGCGGTAAATGAGCTGATGGACGTCAAGGCAGTGGACTATCGGGTCGCCCCGGCCGGTGATTGGAAGCCAACGTCGAGCGTCATCGTTCGGCAAGCGGAGCCATTGCCGGCTCATATCGTTGCGATCTTTACGAGTATGCAGGGAGCTGACGAGTGATCGAAGTCGTCCCGGCTAAGCCATCGCACGTCAACACGATCGCCAATCGCATGCGCTCGATCGACCGGTACGAATGCGGCGTCTTCGGGCACTCGCCGAAGAGCGCACTGCGGCAGGGCCTGATGAGCGCCGCGATGGCGTTCACGGTGCTGATCGACGGTCGGCCCGAGGCGATGTTCGGGGTTACCACGATCTCGCTGTTCGACAGCACCGGCCGGCCATGGCTGCTGATGACCGACGAGGGAGGCAAGTCGCGCCGCGCGCTCGTCAGGCTCGGACGTCTTTACACGGAAGGAATGCAGCGTCACTATTCGCTTTTGCATAACTGGGTTTCAGCCGAGAATGATGTTACGATCCGTTGGCTGGCCCGGCTCGGTTATGCGATCGGTGGCGTAGAAATGATCCGCGAGCATCCCATGAGGGCTTTCATACGATGTGCGACCCCGTCACGCTAACAGTCCTGACAGTGGCCGCTACGGTGGTCACGGCTGGCTCGCAGATTTATGCGGGCGCGGCTGCGAACGCGCAGGCCAAGTACGAGGGCAAGATCGCCGATCGCAACGCGAAGTACGAGCGCGAAGCTGGCGCCGACGCGATGAACCGCCGCAACATCGAGCAGATGCGGCACTGGCGCAGGGTCTCCCAGATGATGGGCAACCAGCGCGCCCAGATGGCAGGGCAAGGGCTCGACATCGAATTCGGCTCGCCGGCAGAGATCATCGATGACACGCTCACGATCGGCAAGGAAGACAGCCAGACGATCAACGAGAATTTCGCCAAGGAAATCAAGGGCTACGACATCAACGCCGCCAACTACACGATGCAAGGCCGGGCCGCTCGTGCCCGCGGCAAGGCGGCAGTCGTCGGCAGCTTGATGAGCGCTACCGGGACGATCCTCGGCGGCGCGTCGCAGATCGGCAGGATGAATTTCTCGGCAGGACCCGGGGCGTCTTCTGCAAGTAGCGGAGGCGGTGGCTGGGATTGGATGAAGGCGGGTCAAGGCGGGTAATGGTACAGCGCATCACAGACAACACGGTCGAGCAGCAGCGCTTTACCGGCGCGCGTCTTCAGGCTGCGGATTTCGGCGAAGGCCGGGCGATCGCGGCTGGCGCGCAGAACCTCGCGCAGGGTCTCGATACGGCTACGCAGAACCTCGCCAAGATCGGCGAGATGAAGGACGAGGCCGAGGTCAAGCGAGCCGATGCCGAGGACCTGAAGCAGATCATCCAGATCAAGACGGAGGCGCTGTCGGCGACCGGGCTCGATGCACCGAAAGCAGTCGAGGACGCGACCAAGCGCATCTCCGAGATCAAGAAGGCGCGCATGTCGCAGCTCGGCAATTCGCGCCAGCGCCAGCTCTACTCCGACGTCTTCGACGCCCGCGACCTGCAGATGCAAGAAGCCTTCATCGGCCACAGCGTGAAGCAGATCAAGGAAGCGGAGAAGACCGCGGCGGTCGAGCGCAGCGCTGCCTATTCCGATCTCGCGGTCGACACCTACGGCACGGATGCTTTCGAGAACAACATGCAGACGTCGCTCAACGAAGTCGCGGTGGTCAACAAGGGCATGCCTGAAGCGGTGATTACCCGGCGTCAGGCTGAAGAGAAATCGAAGGTCTATGCGCGTGTCATCTCAGGGATGCTGACCAATCCCGACAACGTGCAGGAAGCGCAGCACGCGATCGAGCAGCACGCCAAGGACCTGCTACCGGAAGAAGAGACGGCACTGCGCAAGGCGATCAACCCGATCCTCGAAGAAGACCAGACTGAAGTCGATGCCGGCCGCGCGTTCAGCTCGTCGCCGGTTCCCGAAGCGCAGGCTGACGGCGAGACACCTGATCCCTTGGCGCCAGCTCCTGACATCCAGAACCCGAAGAGGCCTCCAGTCGTCTCTCCAGCCGACCCGCTTCGGGGGAAGGGGCGCGTTACCAACTCCGCTGCTCAGCACCGGGCTCGAGGGTCTGGTAACGCGCTTGATATTGCTGCGCCGGAAGGCACACCGATCCGTCCGCCAATGTCCGGCAAGGTCATCAAGAACTGGTGGTCGAAGGAGGGCGGCTGGTCGGTGCTCGTCGAGCATCCGAACGGCTACGTCACCGGCTATGCTCACATGCGCGCCCAGTCGCCGCTGAGCGAAGGATCGCCGGTCGAGGCCGACACGGTCATCGGCGGCGTCGGCAGCACGGGCGAGAAGAGCACCGGGCCGCACGTTCATTACACGGTGCGCCAGTCGCGCGCCGGGCCGAAGGTCGACCCGAATGCTCTCAACTGGGGCGACACGGTCAACCCGAAGAGCGTCAATTGGAAAGAGCCTGCGCTACCTCAGTACAACGCCGAGGAGAACCAGCTCGGCCGTGCGCTCGATCGGCTTCACAAGATCGCGACTGTCGAGAACTGGGGATCGCGCCGTTACGAGCGCGCCGTTACTGCGGTTCGCCAGAAGGCAGGCATTCAGGACCAGCTCTACCAGCAGCAGAAGGAAACGCTGTACAAGGACGCTCTCGAGACGGTCGTCAAGCTCGACGACAAGCTGACCAGCGTGTCGCAAATCCCGAACTTTGCCGATCTCGACCCGGTCCACAAACGCACGATCCAAGGGATCATCGACAGCAACAAGAGCGGCGCCAACAACCCTGATGCGGCTAGCGCCGATTATTTCCGCTATTTCAGCATGGCGATGAACCCGGCGACGCGCGCGCAGTTCGCCAAGGAAGACCTGCTCAAGAACCCGAACCTCACCAATGGCGAGCGCAAGCAGTTGTTCGGCATGCAGTGGGGCATCGCCAACGATACGACAGGGTCGCTCACTGGCAAGATGGACGAGGCGTCGACCTTCGCCAATCGCTACCTGCCCGTGAAGGATTTCCCCGATCCCCAGACCCGCCAGCGGTTCATGGACACGTACATGGAGCGCGTCACCGCGGCGCAGACGAAAGGCGGGCGGCAGCTCAACGACCGTGAGAAGGACGATATCGCCCGCGGTCTGGTCGTGCCGATCGTTCGTTACCAGCGCACGCCCGAAGGCGGCGAGAAGAAGATCGGCAAGGGCTTCTTCTTCGACTACGGCGGGCCGCTCAAGGGCGAGCGCGCGACCGTCGATTTCGAGCAGGTTTACTCGACCATTCCGTCCGAAACGCAGAGCCGGATCGTCAATACATTGAAGAGCCAAGGAAAGTCGCATACGAAGCAGGACATCGTTCGCGTCTATCTTGAGCAGGCTCGCTAGTGGCTGATGAAAACCTACCGCTTCCTCCCGGCCTGCAACCGCAGGAAGGCTTGGCAGAGCGAGCCGTTCGACGTCAGAGCCTTCGCCAGCAGGCCTACGCCAACCTCCTAGACGGCCCGCCAGCGCCTGAAGCGCGTGAAGCCCGGCAGGTCGGGCGGCAGCTCGGCGTATCGCCGGCCGCGATCCAAGCCGATCTCCCGGGGTTCAAGCGCGAAGCAGAGAACGAGAGCACGCTCGGCATGCTCAACGATCCGCACGTCACGGCGTTCGTTGCGGACCCGGGCAACGCAGCTGCGGTGAAGGATGACCTGCCGTCGCTGTCGTCGATGAGCGCGATCATCCAGCTCAACGACCAGAACCGCGACCCGCGCAGCTTCGCCAACTACATGAAGCGCTCGGTCAAGGACAAGGGCCTGATCTCGGCGCTGACGATGCTGCCGCAGAAGAAGCGCGACCCGCAGGGCGACTACCTTGGCAGCTACATCCCCGAGAAGACCAGCCGGGTGAAGGGCGTGATCGCCACGACCGACAACTTCCTCGCGTCGGCAGCAGGCGGTGCGCAGATGTACCTAGCCGACGCGCTCGGTTTCGGCGACCAGTACAAGGAGACGGGCTGGTACAAGGCCCAGCGCGACTTCGCCGAGGTGATGCAGGACGTCGGGCAGCGCCCGAGCGAGGACATCGCCCGCGATCCGAACATCGGCCCTGTCGCCAAGTGGGCCGGCCAGCGCGCGTATGAAGCCACCCAGAGCCTCGCGATCATGGGCGCGTCGATCGCTACCGGCGCCCCGATCCTGACGCTGGCGGGCGGCACAGGTGCCCAGCAGTACGCCGACGTCCGCGCTCGCGGCGGCACCGCCAACGAGGCGCTGTTCTCGGGCGGTGTATCCGGCGCTGCCGAGGGTATCTTCGAGCGCTACTTCGGGCTCGGCTGGATGCTCGGCAACTTCGGCAAGAAGGCCACCGGCAAATTCCTCGGCGGT